ACCGCTTACAACTGGGTCAATGCCTGGAGGAGGTAGACGTGTGAAGGGTGAAGGGTGAAGTTTGAAGTAATGAGTGCGCGTAGCGCACAACCTTTCACACTTCAAACTTCACCCTTCAAACTTTCTAGATCTTGACTTAGATCTAGACACCGGCCGGGCTAGTGTCCCGGCATGGCGTACACCATCCCGACCACCGAGCCGCTCTCTCCGCGTGCTGGCGATACCTGGCAGTGGACGCGGTCGCTGTCGGACTATCCCGCCGACACCTGGACGCTGACCTATACCGCCTGGAACGCCAGCGCGGCCATCACCATCACCGCGTCGGCCGACGGCACCGACCACAGCGTCAGCGTGCCGAGCGCGACCACCGGCGCCTACGCCGCCGGTCGCTACGACTGGACCGCGCGTGTTACCGACGGGACCGACACCTTCACCGTCGCGTCCGGCACCTGGCAGATCCTGCCCGCCGTTGGCGCGGCGATGGACACCCGCAGCCATGCGCGGGTGATGCTCGACGGGCTCAACGCCCTGCTCGAGGGGCGCGCCTCCGACGGCGATATCGACGTCGTCCGTACCACCCTCGGCGACCATACCACCGAGTTCGATCTTCCCACGCTGCTCAAGCTGCGCGATCGCTACGCCGCTGCCGTGCGGCTCGAGGACGACGCCGCGCGCGCCGCCCGCGGTGACCAGAGCGGCCGCTTCCTGCGCGTGAGGTTCACCGCATGAGCGCCAAGGTCCTGCCACTGCCGCAGCATCGGCAATGGGCCGCGGCCAAGATCAGCGCGCTCTCGCCCGACTGGAACCTCACCAGCCGCCCCGCCGACGTCGACATCCGCCACGGCCTGCATCTGCTGCGCGCCCGCGCCCGCGAGCTGGCGCAGAACAGCGACCACGCCAAGGGCTTCCTGCGCATCGTGCGCAACAACATCGTCGGACAGCCCGGTTTCGTACTGCAATCGCGCGCCGCCCGCGCCAACGGCAAACCCGACGTCGCCATCCGCGACCAGGTCGAGCAGCAATGGCAGGCATGGGGCCGTCGCGGTGTGTGCGAGGTCAGCGGCAAGTTCTCCTGGCGCTCGCTACAGCGCCATGTGATCGAGACCGTCGCCCGTGATGGCGAATGTTTCCTGCGCATCCTCGAGCCCGCCGACAACCCGTTCAGCTTCGCGCTGCAGATCATCGACCCGGAGGCCGTGGACATCGGCTTCGACGGCGAATATCAGGGCCGCGAGATCCGCATGGGCGTGGAGCTCGACGCCTTCCGCCGCCCCGTGGCCTACTGGGTGCGCGAAGAGCCCAAGCTCTCGCAGTCAAGCTATCGCTATGGCGACCGCTTCCGCATCCCGGCCGCCGAGATCCTGCACGTCTACCTGCCAGAGTTCACCTGGCAAACCCGCGGCGTACCGTGGATGGCCACCGCCGCCAGCCGCCTGCACATGATCCAGGGCACCGAGGACGCCGAGGTCACCGCCAGCCGCGCCAGCGCCGCGAAGTTTGCGGGCTATGAGGCCCAGGAGTGGGCACCGCCGCCACCGCAGACCGGCGACATCCTCGGACCCGACGGCCAGCCGCTGAGCGCCGACCCCGGCGCCTTCGCGCAGGATGTCGCGCCGGGTTCGATGGAGATCATCCCCTACGGCTACCAGCTCCGTTACTTCGACCCCCAGCACCCCAACTCCGCGATGCCCGAGTTTTTGAGATGGGGTCTTCGCTCAGTCGCCACCGGACTGGGCGTCTCTTACAACACCCTCGGCTCGGACGCCGAAGGGGTCAACTACACCAGCTTGCGCTTTTTCCTCGGCGTCGAGCGCGATCATTGGCAGGAGTCCCAGGACTGGTTCGCGGATGAGTTCCCTGAGCCCGTGTTCCGTCGCTGGGTCACTGCCCAGCTCAACGTCGGCAGCCTGCGCCCGCGCCCCGGCCGCGAGGACCAACTGCTCGCCATCAAGTGGCAGCCACGCCGTTGGGAGGGCCCGGACCCGGCCAAGCAGGCCCAGGCCGACGAGACCGAGCTGGCCAACGGCACCACAACGCTCACCGAGATCGCCGCCAGGAAAGGCCGCGACCTGGACGACATGATTGCCGAGCGCGTGCGCGAGCTGGCCAAGATCAAGGCCGCCGCCGAGGCCGAGGGCCTGACCCTCGCCGACGTGCTGCCGGCCATGACCGCAACCGCACCAAAACCCGACCCGGTGATGACCGATGAGTAAAGACACCCGCACCGCCGCGGACCTGATCGGCGAGAAGTGCACCCGTGAGATGCGCCTCGACGCGCGCGTACTCGACGACGACGAGCGCCGCGTCGAGCTGGCCTTCTCCTCCGAGGCCCCGGTCGAGCGCTGGTTCGGCCGCGAGATACTGGATCACACGCCGACAGCGATCCGGGCCTCGCGACTGCGCGACGGCGCCCCGCTCCTTCTCCAGCACGACCCTGATCGGCAGATCGGCGTCATCGAATCCGTGCGCTTCGATGCCGACCGCGTCGGCCGTGCCGTGGTGCGCTTCTCTGCCGGCGCCCTCGGCCAGGAGATCGCGCAAGACGTGCGCGACGGCATCCGGCAGAAGGTCAGCGTCGGCTACATCGTGCACGCGATGGAGGCAGACACCAACGAAGCGGACACCTACCGCGTCAGCGACTGGGAGCCGCTCGAGATCTCCATCGTTTCCATCCCTGCGGACAACTCAGTAGGAGTCGGCCGCGCAATCCCACCAACCGAGGTACACGCTATGCCTACCGAGGCAAAAGAGACCACGGTCGAGCGCGAAGACATCGAGCCGACCGCAGAGCATCCCGTCGAGGCCGCCACGCGCGCCGCGCAGCCCGAGCAGGCGCCGACGTTCGATCACCCCGAGGCCGACGGCATCCGCGCCTGCGCGCGGCATTTCCGCATGGTCTCAGAGGGCGAAGACTTCATCGCGCTCGGCAAGAGCCTGGAAGAGTTCCGCAAGCTCGTCACCACGCGCCTGCCGGAGCCGATCCCGACCACGCCGAAGATCGAGGCCCGCATCCCGCGCGCCGGCAACCTGCGTGCGTACCGGCCCGAGCAGTTCGCCAGCCAGCGTGAGCTGGAAGAGACCGCCTATCGCGCCGGCCAGTGGTGCCGCGCCGTCATGTTCGGCGACACCAAGGCCGCCCGCTGGTGCAGCGACTACGGTCTGCCGGTCTCGCAGCGTGTGCTCACCGGCCTCTCCGGCGGCGAGTCCGTGCTGGTGCCGGAAGAGCTGAGCAGCGCCATCATCAGCCTGCGCGAGCAGTATGGCATCGCCCGCCGCCTCTGCTATGTGCACCCGATGGCCAGCGACACCGCCATCGTGCCGCGCGACACCGGCGACGTCACCGCCTACTTCGTCGGCCGCGAAGAGGCCCCGACGGCCAACGACCCGACCTTCGACAACGTCACGCTCACGGCGCGCAACATCGCCGCCGAGACCCGGCTGTCCAACGACTACGCCGACGACTCCATGATCAACCTCGCCGACTATGTGGCAGACAAGCACGCGCGTGCCTTTGCCATCAAGGAAGACGAGTGCCTGATCAACGGCGACGGCACCAGCACCTACGGCGGCATCGTCGGCATCCGCCCCGGCATCCTGGGCCTGGCCGGCGCCGTCGACGCGGCATCCGGGCATGATCTCTTCTCCGAGATAACCGCAACCGATCTGCGCAGTGTCATGGCCGCCGCGCCCGACCTCCCCGGCTTCGATCCGGTATGGCTGACCTCCAAGGCTGGCCAGAATCTGATGTTCGAGCGTCTGGCCGACGCAGCCGGCGGCAACAACAAGCTCAACCTCGCCTCGGCGATGCGCGACCAATGGGGCGGCTACCCCATCGTCACCTCGCCGGCCATGCCGACCACCACCGGCGACCAGTCCGACGTGGTCATGGCGGTGTTCGGCGATCTGCGCATGGGCGCGATCTTCGGCGACCGGCGCGGCATCAACATGATGGTCGACCCGTACTCGCTGAGTTCCTATCAGCAGGTCAAGATCATCTCCAGCCTGCGCTTCGACATCAACGTCCACGGCCTCGGCAGTTCCTCTGCCGCTGGCCCCATCGTTGCACTGATTGGCGAGTAACAGACCTCACGGGGCGCTAAGCGCCCCATTGAATACGGAGACAATCCATGACACCGCTATCCAAGGCTGAGATCGTCATCTCGCCGACCTCGACCACCAACGGCGCCACCACCACCGGCAGCTTCGACACCAAGGGTTACGACTACGTCGAGCTCGATGTCTGCACCACCACCAGCAACGCCACCAGCAACAACCTGAGCGTGCTAACCCTCTCCGAGGGCGACACCACGGCCAGCTATGCCGCGGTGAGCACCGGCGACACCGACTTCACCATCGCCGACGCCGACACCAGCTCAGACCAGGTGGTTGCGACCTTCCGCATCGACACCCGCGCACGCAAGCGCTACCTGAAGCTCTCCGCCTCCCCGGTGACCACGCAGACCATCTGGGCGCACGCCAAGCTCTCGCGCGGCGACGCGGCCCCGGTCAGCGCCACGGCCGCCAATGCCGGTGTGGTGGTTGACGTCAGCTAATGAGCGTCGACCGCTACATGTGGGAGCGCTTCCGGCGCGCAGGTCGCGAAGGTGAGTTGATCGAGCGCGAGCTCGGCACACACTGGGACGACCTGCGCTTCCCGGCAGTCGCGATCAACCCGCCAGGCGCCGCATCAGACCCGGACGTTGACGCCACCGACGGGACCCTGCTCTTCGATGCCAGCGGCACCGAGGTGATCTTCTTCGCCGTCCAACTCCCGCACTGCTGGAAGATGGGCTCAGTGATCTCCCCGCATGTGCACTGGTGCAAGACCACCAGCGCCGCCGGTACCGTCAAGTGGACCTTGCAGTGCCGCTGGGCCGACCTCGGCGAGGTCTTCACCGCCTGGTCAAGCGCCGACACCGCGACGCTCGTGATCAGCGACGGCGACACCGCCGATCAGCACGCGCTGAGCGAGTTCACCGAGATCATCCCGCCGGCCAACGTCGTCTCCTCTATGCTGCTGGTCAAGATCAGCCGCGTCGGCGGCGACGACACCTATGGCGCCGATGCCAAATTGTTAGAGTTCGACATCCACTACCAGATCGACGCCCGC